TCACCGAAGAACTCCCCCCGGCAGACCACGCAACGCTCACCTAGTTTGATGGTACTCATGTCTCACTCCTTGGTAGTTCCCGGCGTAATGCTCGGGCCGGAGGGCCGCGTTTAAACGGCCCTCCAGTCCGGTCACTTGCTCCGGCACTCGCTCAGGGGGCGGGGCCTCCAGTGGCAGTCACGCTCCACGGCGGGGACCATGCAGCCGAAGGCGTTAAACTGAGCCTCGGCCAGCTCGTGGAAGGAGAAGGAGCCAAGCTCCTCCTCAAAGCCGTGGACCAGCCCAAAGAAGATGCCAGTCTCCGGGTCATACTCGGTGGCGTACCATGTCCAGTTGGAGTAGGGGCAGAACAGCTTGAGCCAGACCGTGGGGTCCTCGGGGACGGTGTTGCCCTCCTCGTCCACGGTGGTGACGGGCAGCTTGGCCGCGATCTCTCGCGGGAGCAGCTTGTGGCGGCGTTTGGATTCTTGCGGTTCGCGTTCCATGTCATGTCTCCTGTCGGTAGTGTTTAAACGGTCTTGTCTTCACAGCGGATTGGGTAGTGCCTCATGTCGGTGACCTTCGGGGGTCTGACCCCGCGCACCATGCCCGGGCCGGAGGCCCCCAGCGGGAGCCTCCAGTCCGCGCACCGTTTAAACGGTGGCCTTCAGGATGTCAGCCTGGAACTCCAGGGCCTTCAGCTTCAGGTCGGACATGCCGCCCTGGACCCGCTCCAGGTCCACCTTGAGTTGCTCCAGGTCCTCCAGAGTCTCGCGGACCTCCAGGACCTTGGGGTGACGGTTGGCCCACTCGGGGACCTCGGCCAGGACCTCCTCGGCCCGGGCGATCTGGTCATCAATCAGGTCCGCCATCTTGGCCAGGGTTGGGGTGGCTTCGCTCAGGTACTTGATCTCGCTCATGTCGTTCTCCTCGGTTAGTGTTGACTCCGGCCCGATGGCCGGACCGGAAGGCGGCGTGTTTAAACGCCGCCCTCCAGTCCGCTCACCTAGCTGAGGGCTTCCCGCCAGTCCTCGGCATCCTCCACCCACTGCTGCATGATCCTCGCGGCTTCCCGTAGCGCGGCCTTCTTGGTCCCGGCCCCGCCCTCCTTCACCTTGGGGCCGGAGCGGTCAGCGTCCTGCATGGCCTCGGGGGCGGTCACCCTGTACCGCCACTCCTTCATGGTCTGCGTGGCCAGGATGCCGAAGACCTCAGCCCGTACCGGGTCCTCGTAGCCTCGGGCGTACATGCTGGACCGCTCCACGGTCTGCCACTTCACCCCAGCAGCCCGGCGGCTGTGGCGTTTAAACGCTGCCCAAGCGTCCTCGCTCAGGACCCGGAGGCCCTCGGGGTCCTGGTCTTCGCGGTGGCCCTCCATGCCCAGGAGGTCACCGTTGGGGGCGTAGTCAAAGCGGATGTTGGAGGCGGGACCGAAGCAGGGCCAGTCAGCGGCGAACCGCTCCATCTCCTCGGCGGAGATATGGACCACGGCCCCCCGTGTCCCGTCATGAAGGTTGCTGTAAAAGGTTGGCATGTCTGTCCTTTCCGGTAGTGGTTTCCAGTCCAGGGAGTAGGGCTGGCCGGAGGGCACCGTGTTTAAACGGTGCCCTCCTCCGTCAGCCCTACGCCTCACCAAACTTTCCACCACAAGCACAAGTAGGAAGACCTGTCCGGTCCAGCCACTTGCGAGTAGTGCGGATCACCATGCCGCAGTCGGGGCACTCGGCCTTGACCATGCGCGTGGTCTGGCGGGGCGGGGCACTGGTGCGGGGCTTGCCCGTCTTCGGGTCAATGCGGGGGTCCGGCTTCGGCTCTCCAGGCTTGCGGGAAGCGAAGGGGGCAAGCTCAGCATGGGCCAGGGGTCCCAGCCGCTTGGCCAGCTTCTCCAGCCGGGCCTTGAGCGCGTCCCCGGCCACCGTGGCGGTCATCTTGCCTTCCAGACCGGAGGCAACCGCCAGGGTCTTAAAGTCGCCCTTGTGGCCATGGTCAAAGCCCACGGTTGCATGGATCATCTCATGCTGGAGGATGTCCAGGGCGCGGACCGGATCATCCAAGTGGGGAGTGATGAAGATTTCCCAGGTGCCGTCACCGGAGCAGTCCTTGGTCCAGCACTCGCCCAGGATCTTGCCGCCGTGAGAGTAGGCACGGGCAGAAGAGAAAGGCCAGCCCACAGCGGCCCGGATGTTCTCAGGAACCTTGCACTTCAGGCCAGCCTCAGCGGCCGCCTTGTTCAGGTCCTTGGCCAGTGAGCGCATGGCCTGTTCCAGCCACTGCTCCCGGGTCTTGTTGGTCTTCTTCGCCGGGGCCTTCTTGGCCGGGGCTTTCTTCTTGGTCTGCTTCATGTCTCGCTCCTTGGTTACGGGCCTAAGCCCTTCGGTTGTGTAAAGGAGAATATACACGAAGGGTGTAAACGTGTCAACACCCGATAGCGAGAAAAACAACAAACTCACCCCGGGCAACAACAACGCTATGCGACACAGCAAACAACACAGCCGCGCCCAGGTAGATCAAGGGGGGGTTTAAACGCCCTGGAGCATACCCGGCCCTTTTCCTGGGCAAGTGAGTCCTCGCGGAGGTGTAACGCCCCGGCCAATGCAAACAGGGCCAGGACCCGGCCCGGATCAGCCCAGCCCAGGCCCGGCCCAGCCCCAGCATGGAGCCAGCATGGAGCGGGGCAGACCGGGCAACGCGCAACGTGCTATAAGTGGAGGAGATCAGGCCGCGATGCCACTGTCCCCGGGAGCCAGTGGCGGACCGCGCCCCGTTTAAACAGTGGAGCAACCGCACGCGAAACCGATTGACTTGCAACGAGATCCGACCCCCGGCCCCCCGGCTTCGCCGGGGGGGGTCATGTGTATATCCCCCACGCACAAAGTACGGCTACTTTCCTGTTTTTGGGCCAGGAGGCTATCAGGTATCACCTGGGCGACAACAGGGTCTTAGGGAGGCTCTCAGGGCCTCTCAGGGGCATCCTGGGCGCGTCCTCGGGCTGTGGTGGTGTTGTTCAGTACGGATGCGGTAGTCCGGGCGGGGGTGTGTAAGGTGTTAGTTACGGCGCTATCGTTTTCCACAGGGTTGTCAACAGGTGTGGAAAAGGTGGGGTGGGGTTGGCGGGATCTTAAACCCACCCTGGACAAAACCGGCCTTGTGGGGGTCGATTCTGTCCAGGGTTGTAAAGCCCCCGTTTATTTTTCGGGGGCTTCGTCCACGGGGAGCTGGATGGAGTCAAAGCTGATGATGAGCTGGGCCTCCAGGTTGGCCAGGAGCTGGAGTAGCTCGGTGATGGTGGTCGGTTCGGGGGGTGTGGGTTGGCCTCGGTATGCGGCCAGTGCTGTGGTGATGTGGAAGAGCTCAGCCATGTATCTTTCTCCTTTGTGTTTTTTTTTTGGTATAGGTCTCCTTTCATAGTGTTGTTTTGCACTATATCGTGTGTGAGTGCCCCGAATCACGGGGCTGGACCGGATATATGGGATTTCTCAGCCTGGGGGGTCTCTCATCGTGTGGCTTTCGGTAGGTGTGGGGGGATGATCTCGGAGATGTCTTTGCCGAAGAGTTTGGCCAGCTCGTAGAGCTTGGGGAGGTGGGGGTGTTGCTGTCCCTTCTCCCATCGGACCACGGCTCCGTCCGTGATCCCCAGCATCTGTCCCAGCTCCCGCTGGGTCATTCCGGCATCGGTCCGGAGGTTGTAGATGTTGTTGCCGATGTACTGGTTCAGCCACTTCTTCGGGTCCACTTAGACCCTCGTGACCAGCAGCGCGGCCCACTCTTTCATGAGGGCCTTCTCGTCCTTGTCGAGCATGTCAAACTGGGATGCCATCTGGAGGGTGGCTGTCAGCAGGGTCTTCTGCCACTGGGGGGTTGCCTTGTCCCACTGGAAGAAGACGGGGGCCGGTTCTTCGGCCGGGGGGTTGGCCGGGGGGTTGGCCGGGTCCCTGAGCGGCATGGCCTTCTTCTTGGCGGCTTTCTTGGCGCGGAGGCCCTTCCGGGCGGACTTGGCTCTCCTCTTGTCTAGGGTGGTGGGCACGTCCTTCCCGGCCTCGATGTCGGCCCGGAGCTTCTTGTCCACCTCTACGGCTTCGGCCTTGGTGTCGCAGTGTCGGCTGTACGCCTTCTTGCCTTTCCAGAAGCGGACGATCCATTTGGTGGACCCGTCAGCGTAGGTCTTCTTGGTGATGTTCGGCATGTCTCCTCCTTGGTAGGGTTACTGATGATCTCTGGCGATCTGGCGGACTTCGGCGGCGAAGTCCAGGAAGTCAGCCAGCTCACACTCGGCGTACTGGATCTCGCCCTCGCCCTTCTTCCAGGTTGCCACGCGCACGATGTCCTCACCCTCGGTGTACTCCAGGTACTCCAGGTCGCTGTTGCTCAGCCTGAGCTTGGTGGCCTTCTTTACATCGGTCATGCGTTCTCCTTCCGGGGGAATTGCTCATGGAGCCGGATGATGGACGCCTCCACCAGCTCCCAGGCTTCTTGATCTCGGTCTTCTTCGGACAGGCGGGTCCAGCTCCAGAGCATGACGGCCGCGTCCAGGAGGGATTTGGGCGCACCTCTCCAGTAGGTGGTGTCGCTGAGGACCTTCTGGACGGACTCGGGGTGGACGTGGCCGGTGCTACGTTGCTTCATGCTCTTCCTTGTACTCGGCAATCTGACTGATGAGCTGGTTCCAGACGCGGGTGAGCTGGGCTGACTCTTCTGTCCGGAAGATGACGGCCTTGGCCAGGGTCACCGCCTGCTCTTCGGCCCTCTTGAGCTGCTCGTCATTTTGGAGTTTGCCGGTGACCAGCAGCTCCTTCTCATCCCGGGACCTCTCCATCCAGTCGGAAAATTCTGAGAGGTTTGCCAGGATCTCCAGGTGGCCATCCTCTTCGGCGCAGTGCTTACAGACGGGGGGCAGTCCCGACATGGTGATCCCCGGTCTCTCAACCCGGGTGACCGTCTCGGTGTTGTTGCAGCGGGGGCAATTCACGGTTTCCTCCCCAGGTTCAGGTAGGCGTTCAGGGCGTGGAGGTTGTCGGTCTCGGTCCCCGCCCACTTAGCCTCAGCTACCACGAGCCGGGCACAGCTCTCAACTTGGCGGAGCCGCTTCAGCTCCTTGCTATGACGGTGGCGAAGGACGGTGGGCAGGGTGTAGCCGATGGCAAACCCGGCCAGGACTCCGAACACGCCGACCAGCTCAATCAGTGGCACGGCTCGTCTCCTTCCTTGCAGTCATCCTTCTCCGGGCACGTCTCGCAGACTTCGCCCTCAAAGGCGGCTTTGGCCATCTTCATGAAGACTTCGGTGGGGGAGCCCACCACGATCCGGCCCTCGCCCACGTTCCCATGGATCTTGCCCAGGTGCTCGATGAGGGTTTGGGCGGTCATCTGGAAGGATTCCTTGCTGGCCCCGCCCTCGATCCCGGCGTAGCCGTAGATCAGCAGGAACATGCGGAGGACATCGTTGGGCAGACGCATGAAGGGCGGGGCGGTGAGCATGTGCTCCAGGAATTGCCGGATCTCGCCCATTTCCTTGGGTGCTTCGTTGATCCAGTCCACCAGCTCCTGGCGGTCAATGTGGATGGTCTTGACCAGCTCACCGTTGCGGACGGCCTCGCCCAGGTTGTGGGGGACCTCCAGCTCTTCGCCGTCTGGCATGATGAGGGAGTAGTCCTCGTCCTCCCAGGTCAGGGAGGCTCCGGCCTTCATCCTGGCGATCAGCTCATCCTTGGTCATTGTCCTCCATATCCCTGATGGTCCAGGCCAGTCCCAGTAGGTAGCGGTCACTGACCGGCTCAGAGTCCAGAAGGCGGCGGAGGGTCTCCGCACAGATTTCAGCCGGGCGGTTGCCGGACAGGGCCACGGAGCTGAAGCTCTCCATGAAGACCATGAGCTGAGCCAGGGAGAAGCCCTGCATGTACCTCAGGGCGTCCTTTGCGGCCGGGTGAAACTCCTCCGGCTCCAGGGTTCCGCGTTCTTTACTCACCCCTTACTGGTCCTCTCCGTGTAGGCGAAGACGGCGGCGATCCCCAGGAGCAGGAAGGCTCCGGCCATGTCGTACCAATCATCCTTGATGACCGCCACGAGGGCACAGATCCAGGCCCCGGTGATCGGCCCGTAGATGTTCAGGTTCCAGGTTACCTTGCCGTTCATGTCCCTCCTGAAAAGCGGGGGGACTTTCCCCCCGTGTCACTACCGCATCGCTCAACCGTTCGGGAGAGTTGAGCTGCCCATTTCCTCCGGGCGGTTCTTTCCACTCCAGAAAGCGGGTCCACCGAAAAAACGGACCGCGAGATAGTACGATAACGCCCGTACACGCCGCAACAATTTTAAATAGCGTGTACCGCCGTTGATGAGCCGGTTGAGGTTGTTGAGGAATACTCGGTCCGCCTCGTCCTTGTCCCGGATGTGCTGGCCGTGGTGGTACATCCAGTCATGGATGCGACACGCCTCCGTGACCTTCAGGCCCCACAGCCGGTCCGAGACCATCCAGCCCAGCTTCCGGGCTCCGCACCCGTTGGTGACCTCCAAGATCCAGGCTCGGTCCGTGGTCCAGTAGTCGGCCGGGGCGTACAGCTTCACTCTTCCCACAGGTCCATCCAGTTCACCATGTCGCCGGTACAGGTGTAGGCGATGCACTCATCCCCGCCACGGGTCCGGTCATTGTAGGTCCGGATGCCCCACTTGTGCCGGGTGGAGGGGACGTGCAGGATCGCCGCGTGGGTCATCGGCGTGTTGATGAGGAAGAAGAACTCCGGGAGCTTCCCGCTCAGCTCGTACTTCTCCCAGGTTGCCAGCTCACAGATCATGTAGTCCTGGTACGGCCAGTTGTACACGCCAGTGGCATCGGTGTTGTTCTGCTTCACCTCCAGCCGGTACTGCTCGGTGCCAACGTGCATGTGGATGTCCCCGGCGTCCGTGTAGTCGGCGTAGTTCTCACCCCGGGGACAGATCCGCAGCTTCGGGAAGGTGATGTCCAGGCCCTGCTTACTCAGGTAGGCAGCCACCACGGCCACCGGCATCTGGCTCTTCTTGAGCTTCCGCGTCAAGCGCGTGTGGAAGTCGATCACGGCAAGGGTATCCTCAGGTTGCCGAACTCATCCACCAGCGGCTGGCCGTCCGGATTCCCGCACCCGGCGTGTGCCCTCCGAAGCGCAGCGATCACCCGGCCGTAGTAGCAGTGCCGGGCGTTGCCCGTGTTGGAGTAGATGAAGTCCCCCGGCTTGGCCCCAGTGAAGACCCGCAGGATCGGATTGTAAGGCTGCCCGATGCCCTCCCAGTAACGGTTGTGGTGGGGGGTTTTCCGGGTGCCATTGAGCAGCACGATCTTGTCCGTCTCAAGGTCTTCCTCAAGCCGGGGGAGCAGGATGTCCAGGAAGTCCGGGTGGACCAGCTTGTAGTGCTTCGGGTCCATGCCGGTCCACCAGCCATGATCCTCCCACCAGTCATCCAGCAACACGCCAGCGCAATCGGTGTTGTCCAGGAACTGCTGCACCGAATCCAGCCAGACCTTCGGCCACCGGGGGTCTGACACGTTAAAGGCCATCGCGCCGTACCCGTCCGGGCTCCAGACCAGCGGCATCTTCGGATGTCCCGCGCCCTGGGGAGACGGCTGGAGGTCATGCTCCTTGGACTCCCAGCGCGGGTAGGCGAACATGTTAAAGTACACTACGGCTTTGTGCGCGAGGCTTGTGCCCTCGATGCGGCTCCAGCCGTAGGCGGTGGTGACGATGTGGTCAAATTGGAGTGCCGCCTCACGGACGGCCGGATGGTCCAGGCTGGACCCAGTGGCTACGATAAACAAAGGCTCCCCCCTCGGAGGTAGATGAGGGGGGAGCTGCAACGTGCGGCCGGGAGTCGGCCTGTGTCCCTGCACGACTCTGATAGTCTGCTGCATATCGGACGTTGGTGTCAAGAAAAACCCCGCACCCATGTCCATCCTGGAGTGCGGGGACGCGATTGCGGCGCGTTTAAAGCTGCTGGCCTCCGATGTCCTTGTCAAAGCGATGGAGGAAGTAGCTCTTCTGGAGATTGGCCAGTTCCTTCATCATGTTCTTGGTCCCCGGGCTTCGGCCGTCCCAAAAGATCAGGGCAAGGTCACAGTACTCCGCCATCTCGCGGTTGCGGATGACACCCGCGCTCTTGCCGTGGATGTTCCAGTCGGCACGAAACTCTTTCCAGGGGACTCCATGCTCTTGCGCCCACACTTCACCGAGAAAATCTGCTCCGAGAGCGTGGCCGCTCACCACTTCGGTGACATCTGCTTCCAGCTTGTCCTCAAGTCGGCGGATCTCCGACTTGAGCCATGGGTAGTCGCGGAAATCCCGCGACCCTGCAACGAGGAGCTTCACGGCTGAAATCCCTCCAGGAAGTCCTCACCCTTGAGGCTCTGCTGGAGAGAGCCGCCTTTGACTTTGGGGACATGGACCTCGGCCACCCCGAAGGTCGGCCGGACAATGTAGGTGATTTTGCAGCATGATCCTTGGAAGTGGGTGAAGCGTCCTGACTGATCGTGACGCTCCTGCATGTGGACTTTCGCCATGCACCGCTGACACAATGAAGTATGCACCAATTTCTCAAGCGGCCCTGTGTCTTTATCTTTTAGGCCCCTGACTGCTTTTGTGGCTTGTCTTCCTGCCATCACTTCTCCTTCAGCTTCAGTCCGTACTTCTCCAGGATCATGCGGATGTTTTCCACCGATCCCTTGCCCATGCCGGGCAATTCCAAGAGCTGCTTGGGAGCTTTCTCCACCAGCTCAAAGACATAAAAAATCCCTGCATGGAGCAGGGCGTTTTCGGCGCGAGAGCTGAGGACCAGCTCCTGGATTGTGTTGTTAAGAACCGCAGCATCGGCTTCAGGTTCTCCAGCCTCCGTCACCGGCACTCCGGGCGCAGACTCAATCGCTTTCGCGTCATCGGTGCTGAGTACGTCCTTGTCCCAGGCTGTGTCCAGGATCTCGTAGAGCTGCCTCAGCGCCCTCTTCTTCCCAGCCTCCAGGCGGATCGGAGCGGGGGTCCAGTTGATGATCTCCCCGTGGTCATTGTAGGTGACCTCGTACACCCCGTAGGCTCCGCCCGGATTCCTCATGATCCGGTAGTTAAACGACACCCTACGCCTCCTTCTTCCCCACCACCCCGGCGACCAGCCGGTGGGTCATGCTGACCGCAGCATCCACCATCTCGTGGTTCTGCTGGGGGGAGCGGACCCCGTGACGGTCTATCATGCGGAGGAGAATGGCGTGGGCAATCTTGAGGTCGGTTTCGCGGGTCTTGGTCTTGGCAGTGTGCTTGACCAGGGCTTCCTTCGTCTTCGGCCCCAGTCGCTTCCCGATCCGCTGTCCGCCCATCGGCCGTCTCGGTGTGGGGATGGGCTCATCCCCTGCGGCCTGTGCTTTCTCGTTCTTCTTGATCCAGTCCCAGGCTTCTTCGTCTGAATCAAAGCGGCCAACGAGGTAGCCGGATGAGTTGGCCTCAGGCCAACGGAATCTTGCGATGTGAACGTCTTTTCCAGACTTCAGAGTCTGGACGATGACCGTAGGTTTAGCTTCCCTCGGCATCCTCTACCTCCTGAATGACCGCCTCACCTTCCTCAACCGCTTTGGCCCCACGCATAAAGACCCGCTTGAGGGAGTAGTAGGCGTGTTTGTAAGGGGGAACTGTCCAGATAGGTTTCTTGCCGAAGGCCAGCCATGCAGGGCAGCAGCCTAAGGCAACCGATAGCGCGATGACGGTCACCAGGGGAGGGAGCTGGTTACCGTTCTCATAGTTGCTGATGGTGATGCGACTGAGCGAGGAGATCGCCGCGAGATCCTTCTGAGAAAGGTTGGCCTTTTCACGAGTGCCCCGGAGGCGTTCTCCCAACTCAACCGCCAGATCGTTCTTCACTACGCATCCTTCCGAAGAGCGTCCTCTTTCATCCAGACTTCCAGCTCAGCCATGATCCTGACCCAGCTTTTCATCTGAATGGCGATCCACAGGATTGATCCCGTCAGGACCGCACCCATCACCAGCAAGATGATCGTGCAATATTGTGACATCCGCACCTCCCTGTTTGCCAATTGGATCTGTAATAGCAAACGCGGGGGGCGGGGGGCAAGGTCAAAATACCGACTGTGCTATTTTAACACACCACGGCTCCCTACAGCAAGTGACAGCAACTACTTGCGCTTCTCCTGCTCGACCTCCACCTGAATTCGGCGGAGTACGGCCTTGCAGTGGACCCACATCCGGGGGCTCATGCGATAACGGGTGCTGACGGCCCGGGAGTCGTACCAGTCGGTCAGCTCTTCCAGGATGTGAAGCAGCTCCCTCCGCTGACGGAGGAGCCGCGCCCGGTCATGATCCGGGGAATTCTTCATCGGTTAGGATGTCCACCCGGCCGGACTCGTGAAACACGATCCAGTCCCCCGGGTTTCCCGAAAGCATCCGCTCCCCTTGCTTGAGTTGGATGTGCCGCTTCAGCTCCAGGGCGTTCACTTCCTCTTCCTTCAGCGTCATTTTCTCCACGCCATCTCCATTTCGTGCCGCAAACTCCTTGACAACATATGGTAGTTTACTCAATACCATATACTACACCTATGAGTACAGGAGCAAAGATGCTTTCTCCGACAGGTACGCGGCTTTTGGTGCGGCCCCTCCCCGAAGAACAGTGGCCCGAGGGCACCCTTCCTGAAACACCCGCCATCCACCTCCCCGACTCGGTGCGGAAGCAAACGCCGGATTGGGACTTCGGAACCATCGTGAGGACCGGCCCCGAGGTTTCCAGGGTGGAGAAAGATCAGATCGTCTTCTTCCAGTACCACGACAACCGGCCGAGCATCACCGGCCTGTCCATCGTGGAGGAGGGGGAGATCGCTGGGGTTTATGAACCGTGATTCAGCATACCTACGGCAAGAACACCTGGACCTACTACACGGAGGAAGAGGCCCAGGAGCGGGGGATTGAGTACGAGGCTGACTGGCGCAACGGTGTTGCCGGTGGTCACGTCCTCACCGATGACGGCTGGGTAGCCCCGGTTGTCCACAACGGCCGCGCCTCCCATGGCACTTACCCATGGGTGCGGATTCCAACCGGCACCTTCTTGGGATACCCCAAGGAGAAGATGACCTCCGAGGAGCGGGAAGACCGGCACAGCTTCCTGGGCAAGCGCACGGATTACAAGAATCCCCATAGGCGCTTGACCAAGAATGAGCGGCGGTTCGTCCTCTTCTTCCTGAAGACCTTTGACACGGTGCAAGCGTACTGGGAGGTCATCGAGAAGAAGAAGGATCGGACGTTGCCTGAAGCGGAGATGGAGCGCCGGGCCTACCGCTACGCAACACAAAGGGCCAATGTCCGGATGGCAATTGAGAAGGGCACTGAGCAGATCCTTGAGAAAGCTGGCCTGACCAAAGAGTGGTGGGCTAGGAAGCTCAAAGACACCGTGGAGTCCTCAGAGCGTCCCATAGACGCGCTGAAGGGCCTGGAACTTGGGGCAAAGGTACTCGGACTCACCTCAGGCGACAGCCAGGACAAGGGGCCGCATTTCTTCGGCATCGCCACCCGCGAAGTAGAGCTGGTGGCTGGAGAGAGGCGCGAACTCCTTGACGAGGCAAGAGAGGTGGGCGGCGGAACAAACGGAGGCAGCGGAGCTACTGTCCCGGATGAGGGAGGACATGGGGCTCTTCGGGAAGCTGATGTTTCCGAGGGTGCTGTCCAAGAAGATCCCGCCGTTTCACAACGAGATTTATAGCCTCCTCGCTAATCAGGAGGTCAAGAAGAGGGCCATCCTCGCTCCCCGTGGACACTCCAAGTCCACCTTGGGGAGCTTCGTCTATCCCATGTACAAGGCCCTCTTTAAGGACCCCGAGGAACCGCGCTTCATCGTGATTGTCTCGGAGTCCCAGGACCAGGCAGTCAACTTCCTCAGCAATATCAAGATGGCCTTAGAGGAGAATCCCCGGATTCGCTACTACTTCGGGGATCTGGTGGGGGACCTGTGGACGCAGGATGACATCATCCTGAAGAACAAGGTCCGCATCAAGGCCATCGGTACTCGCCAGCGTGTCCGAGGCATCAACTTCCTCTCCAAGCGTCCCACCGACATCATCCTGGATGACTTTGAGAGTGAGCTTAACTCGCTCACTCCGGAGAACCGTCACCGCAATATGGACTGGGTGGCTGGTGCCATCGAGCCCAGCCTGGATGACGATGGCGTCCTGACGTGCATCGGCACGATTGTCCATGAGGGCACCTACCTCAACGGTCTTCGCAAGGACCCGCGCTTTGAGGTCCTCTTTTACGAAGCGATCATGGATGGCGAGTCCATCTGGCCGGAGCGGTTCCCCAAGGAACGCATGGAGCAGATCCGCGAGAGCTACCGCGCTCGTGGCCTGATCCACATGTACTACCAGGAGTACTTTAACCAGCCGCGCAACCCCGAAGAGCAGGCGTTTAAACAGCAGGACATCCAGCACTATGACGGCGACATCACCGTCAAGGATGGCCAGTCCTACATCTCCCTGAATCAGCCGGACGGCACCACGAAAGAGAAGCCGGTCAACGTGTACTGCGGCGTTGACCTGGCTATCAGCTCCCGGGGTGACTTCAGCGTCATCGTTCCTCTCGCCGTGGACGCGGACGAGAACCTCTACGTTGGCGACTACTTCCGCAAGCGCGTGGAGCCGGACCGGATCATTGATGAGCTGTTTCAGTTCCGCTTCCGGTACAACCCGCAGCTCTTCGTCATCGAGACCACGGCATACCAGCAGGCTCTCATCACTTTCCTGAGGAAGGCGATGGTGGAGCGGGGAATCCATTTCCCCATCAAGGAAGTCAAGCCGCGTCTCGCCAAAGACATTCGGCTCATGAGCCTCCAGCCCTTCTTCGTGGCCAACAAGATTTTTCTGAAGCGCCGTCACACGGAGCTGGAAGAGGAGCTGCTCGCGTTCCCGCGAGGCAAGCACGATGACCTTTTGGATGGGCTGCATAACGCGGCCTCCTTCGCGGTCCGCGCTGCCCCCAACCAAGATGCGATCACAACCAACTGGGAGTACTTCAGTGCCCCTAGCTGGAGGGTGCTATGAGGAAAAACAAGGAAGCCCAGCTCAGCGCGACACTCTACAACGAGTACCACAGCGCACGAGACGAGTGGGCCTCCGCCCAGGCCAAGGACCGAGACTACTACCTCAACAAGCAGTGGACCGAGGACGAGGCCACCACTGTCAAGGATCGGGGACAGGCTCCGCTTGTCGTGAACCGGATCTACCCGGTGGTCCAGCAGAAGCTGGCGCAGCTTGCCAGCCATAAGCCGGTCATCCGTGCGATGGCCGTGGAGGAGAGCGACTACAAGAAGGCCGAGATGTGGACGCTCATGCTGGAGTACATGCTCCAGCAGAGTGACTTCCAGCTCGTGGACCTGGACGTGAAGCGTAACCACATCGTTTCCGGTGTCGGTTACTACTACGCCTACATCGACAGCTACGCCGATGACGGCAAGGGCGAGGTCAAGGTCATCTCGCTCCCGCCTGACCTCGTGTATGTCGATCCCAACAGCCGGAAGGTGGATTACTCGGACGCGGATCACATCATGATCTCGCAGCTCTACACCTTCCAGCAAGCCCTCAACATGTTCCCGGACAAGCGCCGGAGTTTAAACAAGGCCAAGAACCAGCTCCTGGAGACCCAGGACTACTTTGGCACGGAGCTCCACTCCGATGACAACACGGTCCTACCCCAGGACGTGGACTACGTTTCGGGGCTGGCTGAGAAGCAGAGCAAAGTCCGGATCATCGAGCGATTCTCCAAGGTCCGGGTGCCCTACTACATCGCCATCAATCAGGGCATGGGCTTTTACGATGTGGTGGACCAGGCGAAGTACAATCAGTTCTTCGCTGAGGACGATGACTACGACACCACCAGGATCTACCGCACGCACATCGAGCGTGTGGTGACGGCGGGGGACTCGGTGCTCCTCGCCAAAGAGATCCTCCCCATCGAGGACTATCCGATCATCCCCAGCCCCAACGTGTGGGTGGGGACGCCCTATCCCATGAGCGATGTCCGCTACCTCCGTCCCATCCAGGACGAGATCAACAAGCGCCGATCCCTCCTCATCCTTAACGCCACGTCCGGCTCATCTTCCAAGTGGCTGGTAGAGGAGGGCTCTATCGAGGAGAAGGAGTGGGACCGTAAGGCTCATATCCCGGGTGCAAGGCTCCGCTACCGTGCGGGGTTTAACCCGCCTACGCCCATCTTCCCGGCTCCGCTTCCCGCCGCGATTGCTCAGCTTGAGGCTGAGGGGAAGCATGACCTCGACTACACGGCCGGGGTTTTCGGGGTCAGCCACGGCGACCCCCAGGACGCTCCCGAAACTTACGGAGCAACCCTGGCCCTGGAGGAGCACGCCAACCGGCGTGTCTCCGCCAATGTGGAAGTCTTCGCGCACGCGAAGAAGGTGCTGGGCCGCGTCCTCATCGGACTGGCTCAGGACGTTTACACGGTTCCCAAGTTCATCCGCGTGACGGGTGACGAAGGGACGGTGCAGGAAGTGGTGGTCAACGAGGGCCGCAATTTCCTGGATCAAGAGAAGTATGACGTAATCATCGAGTCCGGGCGCGT